TTGCGAAGTACTAAAGCGCAATACTCAACATAGTTGGGGTTGTGAAATCCCTAACACACCTATTGGTGTAGATCAGGATATTGGCGATGACTATAGCTTTGGACACTTCGACGAAGTTTACGGCGTTACAGGCGATAACATGGCCCGTCTTTAAATTAAGTGAAAAACCACCAAACCAGCACAATGGTTTGGTGTGGTTTCATACAGAGTACATAGACGAAAGTAATGATACTAGTCTTACCATTAAGATAGTAGACGATAAAAACTTAATACAAAAAACTTTGGGACTACGTAGACTTGTTCTACAAAAAGACCCTAAAGTAAAACTACATAAAATATCAACCGCAATATATTTTTTAGCTGATTTAATAAAACTTGCGAAGACCACTACATGGTTTATTGATAATGCAGGCAAAGTATTTCAGTGGAAAAAATATACACGCGCCAAACTCACAACAAAGAAGATCAAAAATGTTTTTCCTGTCGATGGTATAGGGTGTGTGCTTGAATTAGTGGGAGTATCCCATAGATTTAAAGCTATGACACGACCCAGAGATGAACAAGTTTATGCCAGAGTATTACAAATAGGTCTAGCATATATTTTTTATGGTTATTGTGAAACACATAAGCCAGATAGTTGGAGAATGGTTTAAATGCCTAAAGCAGTAATATCAAACCGCATCTACATGGATAATCCGGGCGTAGAGCATACTAAAGTTATAATAAAAGAATTAACTTATAAAATTAAAAAAGATACTGGAAATAAGAAGTTTGCTACTATTGAAACTATCAAGAACTACAAAGTATTACCAAAGGGTATTTTATCAATCCCGCAAGGGCGGTTAGATTTAGTTCCAGAAAACTATGAAATCCTTGATAAACGCATAGTAGAAGCAATACCTTTTCCAGACCCTAAATTTCCACTAAGACCAGAGCAGCAAGTAGTATATGACCCAATCAACGATACTTGTTTTATCAATGCGCTGGTTGGTTGGGGTAAAACCTTTACTGCATTGCATCTCGCACATAAGTTCGGACAAAAAACTTTGGTCATCACACACACCGCTGCTCTCAGGGATCAGTGGTGTGAGGAAGTTGAATTATTATTTGGGATTAAACCTGGAATTATTGGTGGAGGACAAATGGACTATGATGACCATTTTATCACGGTTGCCAATGTTCAGACCCTTACCAAGCATTCCGCAGCACTCAGTAAAGAGTTTGGAACAATTATCTTGGATGAAGCCCACCACTGTCCTGCCACTACATTTGCACAAACAGTGGATGCCTTCCACGCCCGTTACCGAATTGCACTTAGCGGAACGATGGTTAGGAAAGACGGTAAACATATCGTCTTTAGGGACTATTTCGGGTCGCACGTAGTTAAACCACCACAATCAAATACTATGACACCTATGGTGCATATAGTTAAGTCAGGGATTACACTAAAACCAAATGCTACTTGGGTTGAGAAAATAAACGATCTTTTAGAGTCTGAAAAATACAGGTTATTTATTTCCGATATTGCTAAAATGCATATCGAACAAGGTCACTCGGTCTTAGTTATAGCAGACCGAGTTGAATTTCTACATAAAGTTAAGGAATACATTGGTGAAGATTGCGCGGTTGTTACAGGCAACACAGAGTTTGAAGAACGTCAACTCATTAAACAACAAGTACTCTCAGGAGAAAAAAGAGCCATTGCAGGTTCTAGGCAAATCTTCTCAGAAGGCATTTCTATTAACTCGCTCTCCTGCGTTATCTTAGCAGTGCCTATGTCTAATGATAGTTTACTAGAACAAATTGTTGGACGTATTCAACGAATATTCGAAGGAAAATTAAATCCTTTAGTTGTAGATATTAATTTTGCTGGATACGCCGATAAAAAACAAAATAACGATAGGCTTGGCCTTTATATCCGTAAAGGCTGGCAAATAACTACCGTATAAAAATTTTAACTTGCCCTAGGCTTGTTAAACTGATATAATATAGATTAAGTTCACGAATATGATATTTTTCTTTAATCTTTCAATACTAGAAGCGGAAACAGAATGTAATCCCAAACTAATGATTGAAAAGCTCAGGCTGTTTTATAGTAAAAAACATATGCCTAAAAACGGTTACTCAAAAATAAAACCCATTCGTAATTTAACAGGAAATAGTTATATAATTAACCCTGCAAGTTTTTTTGCAGATAATATAACTGATATAATTTATAGATCACAATATATACAATTAGCTGGCAGAAGAGATTACAGTTTATACAAACTTTTCAATGAAAAGCACCTAGATTTATCTTATTTCAAGGATATTGACTCAGACAAACTAAAAACTAATCCACTAATCACTATAACACAAAACAAAATACACTTCAAGTACGAGGAAATTTAAAAATGGCAATTAGCTTCAAAAATACAAAAGGCAAAGCACAATCAAACAAAGTCGAATCTTATGAATATAAGGACGGCGAAAATACAGTACGTTTAGTTGGCGGAGTTTTACCGCGCTACATTTACTGGCTCAAAGGGTCTAATAACAAAGATATTCCTGTGGAATGTTTGGCATTTAGTCGTGATAAAGAGAAGTTTGATAATCTACAAAGAGACCATGTTCCGGATTTCTTCCCCGAACTAAAGTGCAGCTGGTCATATACAGTTAACTGTATCGACCCAAAAGACGGCAAAGTTAAAGCTCTAAACTTAAAGAAAAAACTATTCGAGCAAATCTTAACTGCCGCAGAAGATCTTGGTGATCCAACAGATGCAGATACTGGCTGGGATGTTGTTTTCAAGCGAGTTAAAACAGGCCCACTAGCTTATAACGTCGAATATCAACTGCAAGTACTGCGTTGTAAAACTCGCGTTTTATCAGAAGCAGAACGTGATTTAATTACTGCTGCTAAATCTATTGATGAAAAGTATGTTCGTCCTTCAGAAGAAGAAGTTCTAGCATTGCTAACAAAAATTACTACAAATAGTGATGAAAGCGATGAGTCTAGTTCTGAAGCGGAACGCGAAGCCGTTAAAGACTTAGGTTAAAACTTTAGCCCGCAAAATTAAACACTTTGCGGGCTATTTTGTCTATAAAATATGAAAATACTATTCACAGCCGATATACACATAAAATTAGGTCAAAAAAATGTGCCAGTAGATTGGGCCAAAAACAGATTTCAGATGTTTTGCGATCAGTTTGCTGAAATGCAAGATTCAGCCGATATAGTTATTATTGGTGGAGATATATTTGATCGACTACCAACTATGGATGAAGTTGAACTATATTTTGACTTTGTGGGTTCTTTTAAGAAACCCACAATGCTATATCCAGGTAACCATGAAATGCTTAAGAAAGATACTACTTTCTTAACCAATCTTAAAAAAGCCACTCATCGTTTAAATCCATTAGTTAGAGTTATAGATGACTATAATAGCGATATTCCAGATATTGATATTATACCCTACAATAAACTAAAAGATTATGAGAAACACGGCTATAACTTTACCGGGCGTATTTTATGCACCCATGTACGTGGAGAAATTCCTCCGCACGTTAAGCCAGAAGTAGATTTAGATATATTTAGCCGTTGGGATATTGTACTAGCAGGTGATCTACATAGTTATGAGAATTCTCAGCTTAATATTCTGTATCCAGGCAGCCCCTACACTACTAGCTTTCATAGACAGCGAGTAGACACAGGTGCTATTATTATTGATGTCGATACACTAGAATATGAGTGGAAAAAGTTTAATCTCCCACAGTTAATTAAAAAGACAATTACAGCTGAAGAAGCTAGTACTTTGGCTAATGCAACAATCTTCGATCATACTATCTATGAAGTTGAAGGCGATATGCAAGAATTAGGGGAACTAGCTGATTCTGAATTAATAGCTACAAAAGTGCTTAAACGAGACACAGATTCAGCATTAATGTTAGATGCCGAAATGACTTTGGTTGAGGAAGTTAAAGAATATTTAACTTATATTCTGGAATTACCAGACCAGACCGTAGATATTGTTT